TTACGGGGTAATGCCAACCGCTGCCGCCACTTTGTCGCCACTTGGCAGCGTTGCCAGAGGATTGAAACGGAGCGCCGTTTCCAGATGATCCGGTGCCAGATGTGCGTAACGCATAGTCATTTTTATATCGTGGTGTCCGAGAATTTTTTGTAAGGCCAGAATGTTTCCACCCGACATCATGAAGTGCGCCGCAAACGTATGGCGCAGAACGTGTGTGAGTTGACCGCGAGGGAGCACGATAGACGTTTTTTCCATCACGGATAAAAATTGAAAATAGCAGTCTGTGAAGAAATTGAACCCATCAAGCGCCATGATCTCTTCGTAAAGCTCTTTACTGATAGGGATGCTTCTGTTTTTCTTCCCCTTCGTTCTTACAAAGGTAATTCGGTATTTGGTCACCTGTGAACGAGTAAGATTTACGGCTTCTCGCCAGCGTGCGCCTGTGCTTAAGCATATCTTAACTACCAGTGCCAGAATTGGGTCCTGACGTTTGCAATCAGCCAGTAATTCAACAATCTGCTCATGGGTAAGCCATGCCATCTCTTTTTCTGCGATGGTGAATTTTCGCATGTTCTCCAGTGGGTTCGGATACGACCATTCGCCCAGGCGGGATAGTTCGCTAAAAACACTACTTAGATAGCTTTGCTCCAGGTTAATGGTGACCGGGCTTGCTCCTTTCTTCCATTTCTCGCTGAAGTAGATCTCACCTGTCAGGCGTTTATCTCGATAGTGGGCAAACATTTTAGAGGTTAGATCAGTTGCAAGGGGATTGCCCAGAGCGTCAACCATCAGCAGCAATTTGTCATAGACATGCTGCCCAGCAGTCAGTGATTTACCATGTAGTTTGAACCATAGCTCAACCACGTCTTTCAGTGTTCGACGATCCACTGATTCACCTAGCCAGGGCTTTGCTTCGGTTTCTTCCATCGTGTGACGCTCAAAAGCCAGTGCTTCGCCTTTGGTGGCGAATTGTTTACGCACACGACGCCCACTACGTCCGGCGGGGTAACATTCGCAAAGCCATTTTCCTGTGGTGAGTTTTCGTACAGCCATAAAAAATGCCCTCCAATAGAGAGCATTTTTACTGTATGTATAACCAGTGTCAATGTATGAAATCCTGCGACCATACATCTCACTGAAGCCATAATGAAGTAGGCTATTCTTTTTGCTATGTGATCATGTAACTTTTGCGGTTAACCTGTGGCTCATTTTTATTTTAGGCGCAGATATAAAAGCAAAAGTTATCGTGAGTTTTTAGTACAGATTTTTTTGGATTTACTAATAGTTCCATCATTGCAAACGAATTTGCCATCAGAGGTACAGTGAGAAACACCTCCCTTTTTCCCTGAGCAGGGATAATTTCTAGCATAGGTAGCTAGTGGGTTTAATAACAAAGAACATGACAAAACCACAAAAAATACCTTACCAAGCATAATTTCCTCCCGGTACTATTTAACATACTTGACTGTTAAACTTATAATTTTACCAATTATTTCAATGTCTTCTATCTTACATTCAAAGGCTCTGTTTCCACCCTCGACGAAGATTCTTCCACCGGGTAAACGAGTAATGTCACGGATCGTTATTTCGCCATCAATACTTATTACCCATTTACCATCACGTATATCATCAAATTCCTTATCACAAATAAATTCAGAATTATTATCTGTGATTACAAAAAGATTCTTGAATGCCGACGGTAGAAATTCTCTATCGAAAATATAAAAACCGTCTTCACACAAGGCCCCATCAGATAATACATATTTAGCAACTTCCATAGTATTTGTATTACCTGAAGTTTGCTTTGAACCATGCCCGGTTGTGAGCCAATTAAGCGAGGTGCCTGTTTCAAGGGCGCACTGGATTACCCATTCTGCTGGGAATGAGTCACGCATGTAGCGTGTGGCGAGTGTACTTTTAGAGATTCCTAAATGATCGCACAACGCCTGTCGAGTCTTGAATCCATAAGCTTCTACCATGCGCTCTATGGCGCCTCGTCCGCCTTTCTCCAAATTCATGGTCACTCCAAGTGAACTTTTATCTTGACGATTTCACCGTGCGATCGTATGTTTATGGTGTTCACAAAATACAAACGATCCGTATTCGTCCTGATTAATCATCATTAAACGAGGAATGTTGCATCATGAGACCTAACATTTCAATCACTCTTACCACGCCTCATGTGACTATTGAACGCTATAGCGAGCTGACAGGGCTATCCATCGATACCATCAATGACATGTTGGCTGATGGACGCCTTATCCGTCACCGTCTGCGCAAAGATAAAAAACGCGAAAAAGTGATGATCAACATAGCAGCAATGACCGTTGATGCGCTTTCAGAATGCAATCTAAACCTTAATTAGTTCGATTCTGAAATACATCAGAGGCATTGACCATGTTTGATTACCAAGTTTCCAAACATCCACATTTTGATGAAGCCTGTCGTGCATTTGCACTGCGCCACAATCTGGTGCAACTGGCAGAACGTGCAGGCATGAATGTGCAGATTCTGCGGAACAAGCTGAACCCAGCTCAGCCTCATTTATTAACCGCACCAGAAATCTGGCTGCTTACCGATCTGACTGAAGATTCAACGCTGGTAGATGGTTTTCTGGCACAGATTCATTGTCTGCCATGTGTACCGATTAATGAGGTGGCAAAAGAGAAACTGCCACATTACGTCATGAGTGCAACCGCAGAGATCGGGCGTGTTGCTGCAGGTGCGGTGTCTGGCGATGTAAAAACCTGTGCCGGTCGTCGTGATGCTATCAGCAGCATTAACTCTGTAACACGACTGATGGCGCTGGCGGCTGTTTCATTGCAGGCCCGTTTACAGGCTAATCCTGCGATGGCGAGTGCAGTTGATACCGTGACTGGCCTCGGTGCTTCATTTGGTTTGCTGTGAGGTGCTTATGCTGACGAAAGAACCATCATTTGCATCGCTGCTGGTTAAACAAAGCCCGGCAATGCATTACGGCCACGGCTGGATCATGGGGGAGGATGGTAAACGCTGGCATCCGTGCCGTTCACAAGATGAATTGCTGGCAGAACTATCTACGAAAAAACGGGGGAACAAATGGCTATTGAAGGCACTGCGGCGACTGTTCCATTAAGCCCCGGTGAACGCCTGAATGGACTTAATCACATTGCGGAGTTAAGGGCGAAAATTTTTGGCCTGAATATTGAGTCAGAGCTTGAGCGGTTTATTAAAGATATGCGTGATTCACGGGATATTAATAGCGAACAAAATAAACGGGCACTGGCTGCCATATTCTTTATGGCAAAAATTCCAGCTGAACGTCATAGCATCAGCATTAATGAGCTGACCACTGACGAAAAGCGGGAGTTGATTAAAGCAATGAATCATTTTCGTGCAGTGGTGAGCTTATTTCCCAGACGGCTAACCATGCCGAATTAACCAACTAATGAAATTAATGGCGTAAACCCGCCGGGCATCCCTTTATCTAAATTCAGGAGAATTGATTATGCGTAATATTGAAACCCTCTCGACCAAAACCGGACCGGATGACGCAGGGCTTAATATTTTACTGACAGAGGCTCGTCTGGAAGAACGCCGGGCAAGGGCTGAAGCAATGGCAGCTCGCCTTGATAGCCTGGCGTGTCATATCACATCCCGCCAGCTAACCCACGTCGAAGCGGCAGAACTGCTTCGTGTGACTGCTGAAGCAATCCAGAACGAAGCGCAGGAGATCCACTAATGGCTGATGCAATGGATCTCGTACAGCAGCGCGTTGAAGAAGAACGCCAACGCCATATCCGTGCTGCCCGTGCCAAAACGCCGGGCGTGTCCCGCGTGCTTTGCATTGATTGTGAAGCGCCAATTCCGCCAGCACGCCGCCGTGCCATTCCGGGTGTGCAGCTTTGCATTACCTGCCAGGAAATCGCAGAGCTGAAAGGCAAACATTACAACGGAGGTGCTGTATGAGCACCATCCTGAAATGGGCGGGAAATAAAACTGCCATAATGTCCGAACTGAAAAAACATCTTCCTGCTGGCCCGCGACTGGTTGAACCTTTCGCGGGTTCCTGTGCTGTGATGATGGAGACGGATTATCCCAGCTATCTGGTTGCGGATATTAATCCTGATTTAATCAACCTCTATAAAAAGGTTGCCGCTGATTGTGAATCGTTTATATCTCGCGCCAGAGTTTTATTTGAGATCGCAAACAGGGAGGTGGCTTATTACAACATAAGGCAGGAGTTTAATTACTCAACTGAAATTACTGATTTCATGAAAGCGGTATATTTCCTGTATCTCAATCGTCACGGTTACCGTGGTTTATGTCGCTATAACAAGAGCGGGCATTTCAACATTCCCTACGGTAATTATAAAAATCCGTATTTCCCTGAAAAAGAAATTCGCGCATTTGCAGAAAAGGCCCAGCGAGCAACGTTTATCTGCGCCAGCTTTGATGAAACGCTGGCGATGTTGAAGGCGGGGGATGTGGTGTATTGCGATCCGCCGTATGACGGTACGTTTTCCGGCTATCACACTGACGGCTTCACTGAAGATGACCAGTATCACCTGGCATCTGTTCTTGAACATCGGTCATCAGAAGGACATCCGGTCATTGTTTCTAACAGTGACACATCCCTGATCCGTTCGCTGTATCGCAATTTTACTCACCACTACATCAAGGCAAAACGCAGCATCGGTGTGGCAGCTGGCGAGGGTAAATCAGCAACAGAAATCATTGCTGTTTCCGGGCCGCGCTGCTGGGTGGGATTTGATTATTCGCGTGGCGTGGATAGTTCTGCCGTGTACGGAGTACGTGCATGAGTCATGCCGATATGAACAACTGCTGCGGCTTTAACGAAGCTGCCGCATCGTTCTCATGGAACAGCTCGAAAAAGGCCATTAACCCTTATCTGGACCCGGTGGAAGTTGCGCCGGTTTCTACGCTTTCAAACCTGATCACTCTGTACGCTGCCGATAACGAGCAGGAACAGCTGCGCCGTGAGGCGCTGAGTGATCAGGTCTGGGAGCGTTATTTCTTTAATGAATCCCGTGATCCTGTCCAGCGCGAAATGGAACAGGATAAGCTCATTAGTCGGGCAAAGCTGGCGCATGAGCAGCAGCGTTTTAATCCGGATATGGTCATTCTGGCGGACGTCAACGCCCAGCCTTCCCATATCAGCAAGCCGCTGATGCAACGTATTGAATACTTCAGCAGCCTGGGCAGGCCAAAGGCTTATTCCCGCTATTTACGTGAGACGATTAAGCCATGTCTGGAACGACTGGAGCATGTACGCGACAGTCAGCTATCTGCATCTTTTCGCTTTATGGCAAGCCATGAAGGGCTGGACGGCCTGCTGATCCTGCCTGAAATGAGTCAGGATCAGGTGAAACGCCTGTCCACCCTGGTAGCTGCGCATATGAGTATGTGCCTTGATGCCGCTTGTGGCGATTTGTATGCCACCGATGACGTTAAGCCAGAAGAAATCCGCAATACATGGGAAAGGGTGGCAGCGGAAACCCTGCGTCTGGATGTCATCCCGCCTGCGTTTGAGCAACTCCGTCGGAAAAGAAACCGCCGTAAACCCGTGCCCTATGAACTCATTCCGGGTTCGCTGGCGCGTATGTTGTGCGCCGACTGGTGGTATCGGAAATTATGGAAGATGCGTTGCGAATGGCGGGAAGAGCAGTTGCGTGCTGTCTGCCTTGTCAGCAAAAAAGCATCTCCCTATGTCAGCTATGAAGCCGTGTTGCATAAACGTGAGCAGCGCCGTAAGTCGCTGGAGTTTTTCCGTTCTCATGAACTGGTGAACGAAGACGGCGACACGCTAGACATGGAGGATGTGGTAAACGCCAGCAGCAGCAACCCTGCGCATCGCCGCAATGAGATGATGGCCTGTGTTAAAGGTCTGGAGCTTATCGCGGAAATGCGCGGTGACTGCGCCGTTTTCTACACCATCACCTGTCCGTCACGTTTCCATTCCACGCTAAATAACGGCAGGCCCAACCCGACCTGGACAAATGCGACGGTAAGACAAAGCAGCGATTATCTGGTCGGTATGTTTGCTGCATTTCGTAAGGCGATGCACAAAGCCGGGTTGCGCTGGTATGGCGTGCGGGTGGCTGAGCCGCATCACGACGGCACAGTTCACTGGCACCTGTTGTGTTTCATGCGCAAAAAAGACCGCCGCGCCATTACAGCATTGTTGCGTAAGTTTGCTATCCGTGAAGACCGCGAGGAGCTGGGCAATAACACGGGGCCGCGCTTTAAGTCTGAGCTGATTAACCCGCGCAAAGGAACGCCGACAAGCTACATAGCGAAATACATCAGTAAGAACATTGACGGGCGTGGTCTGGCTGGCGAGATCAGCAAGGAAACGGGTAAATCTCTGCGTGATAACGCTGAATACGTGAATGCCTGGGCGTCTTTGCATCGTGTTCAGCAATTCCGCTTCTTTGGCATTCCGGGGCGTCAGGCTTACCGTGAACTGCGATTGCTGGCTGGTCAGGCGGCAAGGCAAAAGGGGGACAAAAAAGCAGGTGCGCCGGTACTGGATAACCCGCGCCTTGATGCCATCCTGGCTGCTGCTGATGCTGGTTGTTTTGCCACCTACATCATGAAGCAGGGCGGCGTACTGGTTCCCCGTAAATATCACCTCATCAGAACCGCTTATGAAATCAACGAAGAGCCGACCGCCTATGGCGATCACGGCATTCGTATTTATGGCATCTGGTCACCCATTGCAGAGGGCAAGATCTGCACTCATGCAGTGAAGTGGAAAATGGTTCGTAAAGCCGTTGACGTTCAGGAGGCGGCAGCCGACCAGGGCGCTTGCGCCCCTTGGACTCGTGGCAATAACTGTCCCCTTGCTGAAAATTTGTACCAACAAGGGAAAGACAAATCAGCTGATGGGGATACCAGAACGGATATTACCCGCATGGATGACAAGGAATTGCACGATTACCTGCACAGTATGAACAAAAAAGAGCGCCGGGAACTGGCTGCAAGGTTACGCCTGGTGAAACCGAAACGGCGTAAAGACTACAAACAGCGAATTACAGACCATCAGCGACAGCAGCTCGTCTATGAACTGAAGTCCAGAGGATTTGATGGCAGCGAGAAAGAGGTCGATTTACTCCTTCGCGGCGGCAGTATTCCGTCAGGAGCAGGCCTGCGTATCTTCTATCGGAACCAGCGTTTGCAGGAAGATGATAAGTGGCGAAACCTGTATTAATTACGCGGGTTAACAATTCGTGCTCTTAATAATACCAGGCATATCAGGCTGATGAACGTAAAAAAACGTTTTACATCAGTAAGATTATTATATACTGTAAATATAAACAGTGGTTATATTTACAGTATTGCTTTGGTGTCATAGGAGGAAAGATGCAGGACTATTTTTTGGAGTCTTTGAAGCTCCAGCGCATTGATTTTTTTCTTAAGCTTGTAGCGGCTAGTGAGTGTAGTGATGAAGAGAAGGGGCTGGCTTTGCAGTGGGTTTCTGAACTAACAGATGAACTCATGGCAAAAATCAGAACCCACGAATACAACCGCTCAATGGATGTCATCAGTTGAGGTGACTTTTTATGCGCATTGAAATAATGATCGATAAAGAGCAGAAGATTAGCCAGTCTACCCTGGACGCCCTTGAATCCGAGCTTTACCGCAATCTGCGTCCTCTGTATCCCAAAATGGTAATTCGTATCCGCAAAGGTAGCTCTAACGGTGTGGAACTGACCGGATTGCAACTGGACGAAGAAAGAAAACAAGTGATGAAAATTATGCAGAAGGTGTGGGAAGACGACAGCTGGCTGCATTAAGAAACGTTGCTGGCGTCTGAACTTGCTTCTGGCGTCAGCAAGGTTGAACAACGAGCTATGCGAGGCGTTAGTGTCAATTTGTTACCTTAACCACTATATATGCCAGGAAATTAACAGTTCTTAAGAAACAGCTTGCATGATCGAGCGCATTGAACTTAAGTTTAAGTAACGCAATCAACAGATGATATTGTTGTCTAAATTTTAAAGATAATCTGTTGAGGTTGTAGGCGTCGGAGTGTAGACTTCCGCGCCATGTGAAAAGGGGGAGTTATGTCAAGCATCGCCGCATTTAGCCTGGGTAACCCAGTTGAACGTCTGGCAAGGGTTCTTAAAGAGAACCAGGACAAACTCAATCTTAGTAAAGATGGTTTTGTGTCCGTAGACTTGTCTAACAAAAGAGCAATGGATGCCATCAAGGCACAGATGGATAAGCTTGAAGGCATCAAAACGAGCACTGTAAAAGAGAAAACTAATAGAACCAGATAATGGCAACATTACTTTTAGCAGTGATTTTGGTTAGTGGTTTTATTTATGTAAACCTATCACTTTCAACAAGATACCGATATAAGCGTTCCAACGGCTGGGACGCTTATTTTTTTGTGGCTGCCTGGGGTATCGTTTTTTTTCTCCTTGGCGGTTTTTTCACCTTTATTTTGAACGTCAGCGGAGGGTTTCGTTGGCTGGCTAATGCCTTGAATCTAACACCTGACAGTTTTAATGGCATGTTGTCTTCATCGAAAGACAAACTTCAAAGAATAAATGAAATCAAACAGATAGCATGGGTTATGATTTCAATTGTCCTCGCTGCGATTTCAGGTTTTGGAAATAAGTTACGCACATCACGTGGAGATCGTCGTTGGGATGCCTTAGCTAAAGCTGTGGGTAATAACGCTTTCGAATCATTACTCATGGAAGCGTCCGCAAGACAGTTTCCGATCATAGCAACTCTGTCGTCTCGCAAAATCTATGTTGGTCTTGTTACTTGTCCGGCGTTAGAAAACGGGCTTTCAGAGCACCTTGAACTTCTCCCGATGTTAAGCGGATATCGGGATAAAGATGATCTAACGATTAGTATCACGACTAACTATCACCAACATTATCTTGATAGTGGTGTGATAAGTGGAATGTCTCGGCTTAATATCGAAGATTTCCGTGTGCTCATACCAAAAGATGAGGTTGAAACAATTTCGTTTTTTGATACTGAGACATATAACAAATTTAAAGAAAATGAAGCCAGGGATAGAAAGAACTGTCGAAAGATTGATAGTAAAAGTGCATCTTCGCGCAGCAAGCGTGCAGCAGATGCTGAGTCAAATGATCGTGCATGACTATGCTGCATGAGATCGCATGATCGTTTGAGGATCGTTTTTGCTAGGGCCCGCCAGAACTGGCGGGCTTTCGCGTAGATCATGCACCTGCATGAAAACTACTACATAAAGCGGGCAGGCGTGGCGGGGATACGAGCGCGCGCAACAGTGTAACAATCTGGATCTAATGTGATATAGTTACTGTAAATATTATTAACTATTCTTATATGCATTATTAAATATTTTAATGGAGCGTTTATGGAAAAATATCAAGATGAGGAATATGTAGATGATTTAACTGAGCGTGTTTTTCTCATTAAGCAACAACTGGAAGCGGGAAAACTAAAAATAGCTCATCATCTTGTAGAAGGTTTTATTGAAAGTTTTAAAAGAATAAGGCTGCGACAGGATGGTAAAGTTGACCCTTCTACTGTTGATGGCAGAATAAGGGCTATGGGAGCAGCGGTTAATCACTTTTTAGAAAGAGAAGATATAAAAAACAAATACTCTATTCAGGACTTGCAAAGTTCTTACTTTAATATTCTTTTTAGTAATTTTGGCGAGTTGTTTTATCTGATGAAAAAAACTAATGCAACGCCACATAAAGCATCAAGTTTTTTTTCTCAACAAGAAGAATATGTTAAGCAAATAGAAGATATTTTTCCTGAGTTATATAATCAGGTAATAGAGTTTTGGCAGGTAACATCCGATATTGGTGTAATACATTTGCAGGATGGTTCTCAGTTTAAAGCTAATTTTTCTGGTGACTTATTTCCTGCATTTGATGAGAATGCTGTCTCTATTGCAGGGTTGTATGTTGATACTATTTCACTTCCATGTCCTATATTAAGAGTCGGTCGTCTCTATGAAAAGTCAGATAAGGCTGAGTTTACAAGGATACTTCTGAAGCATGTCCTAACATGTATGACATATAAAGAAGTAGCGCTTGAAGATATAGAGCCAGCAATAGTATTAATTTTGCCGGATAGAAGAGATTTTGAAACTGAGAGCAAAAAAAATTTGATGAGTTTTTGTGAGCCTTATGCTCTGACTCATGCGCAATATCTCTATGATCGACGGTTCGAAAGCTACGATGAATTTCGAGATTTTAGTTATTCGATGAATGATATTGATGCTGTTCTTAAAAATATTAAGAGAGCAGATAGACTTATTTTTGATACAGCATGGGGGCTAAATCCAAAAACTCAATTAGAAAAACTACTATCTGATAAAAAAAGAATATCACGTAATGTTGTTGGTGATCATGCTGGAATGGAGGTTTTCCTTTCCTGCATTGGAAGAATGCCGCAAGCCTATTCAGCAAAATGTAATGCACAAGAACTTGGTAGTACTCCATATATAAATGCAGACACATCTTGGCTCTATTATACTTGGCTTATTGAGTACGAATCTCTTAATTTTGATGTCAATGATATTGAACTAAAAAATTTGCATATGGTTCATGCGTTATCTGCTGGTATGCAAGATGGTTTTTCATGGTTAGGAAATGTACCGGTCAATAAAATAATTGAGTTGAGACGTAACAAATTGATGGAGGATGTAAGATCCATCTTATCAAATGGTGTTGACTCTTTAATCAATTCTTCGGCAGAGAGCTTTTCGAGGACAACGCAAAAAGTAATTGATAATGTAGACCGGGCTTTTATTGAACATCAAAGGATTCTTGCAAAAGCCCAAAAAGAGAAATTGAGAATTTACGGACTAGATGTCCTACCATGTATCGCAAATGGTGCTATAGCAATTGCTGGAGCGCTGACTGGCAATACTACTTTAACGGCGTTAAGTGCAGGCCTTGGAGTAATAGGTATTCCGAGTATTAGTGATATCAAATCTAAATTTAAGCAGAGGCAAGAGAAGCTTGATGCCTATCAACGTTCTGTTACAGGTATACTCTTTAGCCATAAATCTTAATGTAGAGGGCCGAGGTATTCGGCCCTTAGTTTTATATGAAACTGTATGGCATGAATTTTATTATGTCATCTTTGAGCCATTTATTGAGTTCTTCTATTCTGTTTTGTAGCGGTATCAATTCATTACGCATAAAAACCTTACTAGCCTTCTCCACATCCCCAAATCCCCCAACATTATTCGGCATTATCCCCATCATTTGCGGCGGCACTCGGTGTGCTGCCATCATGTCATCCCGGCTCACGTTCTTGATAGGTCTTGTGGTTACTGCACTGGCGGGTGTGGCGCTGGTTGTCTGGAAATACTGGCAGCCCATCACCGCATTTCTCGGTGGCGTGGTGGAAGGATTCAAAGCGGCGGCAGGTCCTGTCAGTGCCGCGTTCGAACCGCTTAAGCCTGTGTTCCAGTGGATTGGCGACAAAGTACAGGCGCTGTGGGGCTGGTTTACTGATCTGCTGACGCCCGTTAAGTCGACCTCTGCCGAACTGCAGAGTGCAGCGGCAATGGGGCGACGATTCGGGGAGGCTCTGGCGGAAGGGCTGAATATGGTCATGCATCCGCTGGACTCCCTGAAATCCGGCGTTTCCTGGTTGCTGGAGAAACTTGGCATTGTCAGTAAAGAGGCCGCAAAGGCGAAACTGCCGGAAAGCGTGACGCGTCAGCAACCTGCGACGGTGAATGCAGACGGTAAAGTGATGATGCCATCGGGTGGTTTTCCGTCATGGGGATATGGCTTTGCGGGGATGTATGACAGCGGCGGGTATATCCCGCGCGGGCAGTTTGGCATCGTCGGTGAAAACGGGCCGGAAATTGTTAACGGCCCGGCAAATGTGACCAGCCGGAGAAATACAGCTGCACTGGCTGCCGTTGTTGCCGGAATGATGGGTGTTGCTGCTACGCCAGCAGAGCTTCCACCGTTGCACCCTTTGGCACTTCCCGCGAAAGGCGGTGAAGCGATGGTGAGTCGTGCAGCCACTGTGCTGCCCGTTCAACGGATTGAGGCACCGATGCAGATCATCATTCAGACGCAGCCAGGACAAAGTGCGCAGGATATTGCGCGGGAGGTGGCCCGCCAGCTTGATGAACGTGAACGCAGGCTGAAGGCAAAAGCCAGGAGTAACTACAGCGATCAGGGGGGATACGACGCATGATGATGGTGCTGGGATTGTACGTGTTTATGCTGCGCACCGTGCCGTATCAGGAGCTGCAGTATCAACGCAGCTGGCGACATGCGGCAAACAGCCGGGTAAACCGACGCCCGTCAACGCAGTTTCTGGGACCGGACAACGACATGCTGACGCTTTCTGGTGTTCTTATGCCGGAGGTAACGGGCGGCAGGCTGTCGTTGCTGGCTCTGGAGCAGATGGCAGAACAGGGAAAAGCATGGCCCCTGATTGAAGGCAGCGGCACGATTTACGGCATGTATGTGATTGAGGGACTGAATCAGACTAAAACGGAGTTTTTCCGCGACGGTATGCCGCGCCGGATTGAGTTCACCCTGTCGCTAAAACGCGTGGATGAATCCCTGTCCGATATGTTCGGTGATCTCAGTGCGCAACTGAATAATCTGCAGGGAACGGCAACATCTGCCTTAAGCGATATCAGTAAAACGGTGGGAGGGCTGCTGTCGTGAATTTCAGCTCTGAACTGCTTAACAAAGGCAACAAAACTCCGGCATTCAGCATCAGTATTGAAGGCAGGGATATCACCACTGTGCTGGACAACCGCCTGATGGGGCTGACGCTGACGGATAACCGGGGCTTTGAAGCGGACCAGCTTGATCTGGAGCTGGACGACGCCGATGGAAAAATCGTGCTGCCGCGCCGTGGGGCTGTCATTACGCTGGCGCTGGGCTGGAAGGGACAGCCGCTTTTCCCGAAAGGGGCATTCACGGTGGACGAGATTGAACACACTGGCGCACCGGATCGCCTGACTATCCGGGCGCGAAGTGCTGATTTTCGTGAAACGCTGAATACCCGCCGTGAAAAGTCGTGGCACAAGACCACCGTTGGGGAAGTGGTGAAGGAAATAGCTGCGCGGCACAAACTGAAGATGGCATTGGGTGAAGACTTGTCGGATAAACTCGTGGAGCATATAGACCAGACTAATGAGAGTGACGGCAGTTTTTTGATGCGGCTGGCGCGCCAGTACGGTGCTATTGCGTCGGTGAAAAATGGCAATCTGTTATTCATCCGGCAGGGGCAGGGTAAAAGCGCCAGCGGTAAACCACTACCGGTGATCACTATCACACGCAAGGACGGCGACAGTCACCGCTTTACCCTGGCAGATCGCGGAGCTTACACGGGCGTCATTGCCAGCTGGTTGCATACCCGCGAACCCGCGAAGAAAGAAAGCACCACGGTGAAGCGTAAGCGCAGGACTAAGAAGCAGAAGAAAGAGCCGGAAGCGAAGCAGGGCGATTACCTGGTGGGTACGGATGAAAACGTGCTGGTACTTAATCGCACTTATGCCAACCGGAGCAACGCCGAACGGGCAGCGAAAATGCAGTGGGAACGCCTGCAACGCGGCGTTGCATCATTCTCGCTACAACTGGCGGAAGGGCGGGCAGATCTCTACACAGAAATGCCTGTGAAGGTCAGTGGCTTTAAACAGCCGATAGATGATGCGGAATGGACCATTACGACTCTGACGCATACCGTCAGCCCGGATTACGGTTTTACGACCAGTCTGGAGCTTGAAGTGAGGATTGATGATTTCGAAATGGAATGATTCTTCGCAATGGAGAACTTTTAAGTTTGCAAAATGGAATAATGCGGTATCATTATTGTGAATTTAGCAAAAATGGGGAGAACTCGAAAAATGATGATTTGCCCACTGTGTGGAAGTGCCGCCCATACTCGCAGCAGTTTTCAGGTATCTTCATTGACCAAAGAGCGTTACAACCAGTGCCAGAACATTAACTGCAGCCATACTTTTGTTACCCATGAAACTTTTGTTCGTTCGATTGCAACGCCAAAAGAGTCAAATCCGGTTCAGCCGCATCCAATGAAATCAGGACAGGTGGCGCTCTCTCTTTGACGCTGCCGCCATTTTGTCGCCATCGTTAAAAAACAGTGCTTCTAACATCATGATTTTAAAAGGCATAAATTTCAGGCAACAAAAAACCCATCAACCTTGAACCGAAATGGCGGGGTTGATGGGCTCCACAAAATGGGGACATCAAAGAAAAGCAGTGGCACTAATTAAGACTGATGCCCTGCGGAAAAGTTCTGCGGTTGTGCAAAAAAATTTCATTTTCAGGGCAACTTCAGTTTTATCCTAATCCTGGCCATACCATGACGATGATTGTCCCTGCCAGCGTCAGCAGGACGTTGGCGATTGCGTAGGTGCCCGCGTAGCCCAGCGCAGGGATGTTACTGCGAGCTGTATCACTGATGATCTCCATTGCCGGCGCGCAGGTGCGTGCGCCCATCATTGCGCCGAACAACAGTGCGCGGTTCATTCGCAATACATAAGCACCGAACAAGAAACAGATAACCACGGGCACAAGACTGACAATTAATCCGGCAATCAACATCTGACCGCCAATCGCGCCCAGGCCGTTATTAATACCGCTACCGGCGCTCAGACCAACGCCTGCCATAAACACCATCAAGCCGAACTCTTTCACCATGCTTAATGCACCTTGCGGAATGTAACCGAAGGTCGGGTGGTTAGCACGCATAAAGCCCAGCATAATTCCGGCGAATAACAACCCGGCAGCGTTCCCCATGCCGAAACTGAATGTGCTGAACTGGAAGGTGATCATCCCGATCATCAGCCCAATAACAAAGAAGGCGCAAAATGCCAGCAGGTCAGTGACCTGGCTGTGAATCGAGATAAAGCCGATGCGATCGGCGATGGTTTTTACGCGACGGGCATCACCGCTGACTTGTAAAACGTCACCTTTGTTAAGCACGACGTTGTCATCTATCGGCATCTCAATCTGGCTACGAATGACGCGGTTAAGGAAGCAACCGTGATCGGTCAACTTCAGTTGTGCGAGACGTTTACCTACAGCGTTATGGTTTTTAACGACCACTTCTTCAGTGACGATACGCATGTCGAGAAGGTCACGATCGAAAACTTCTTTACCGTTACGGAAGCTGGGATCGAGTCGGGCATGGGCGTCGGGATAGCCTACCAACGCTATTTCATCGCCCATTTGTAGCACGGCATCACCGTCTGGATTTGCCAGAATCCCGTTACGTCGAATACGTTCAATGTAGCAGCCGGTTTGTCGATAAATACCCAGTTCACGCAGATTTTTGCCGTCGGTCCAGGCCACCAGCTCCGGGCCGACGCGATAGGCGCGGATCACCGGTAAATAAACCTTACGGTTGGCATCAGTGTCCAGGCCACGTTCGCGGGCGATTTGCTGGGCGCTGGTCTGTAAGTCCTGATGCTGCAATTTCGGCAAGTAACGCGCACCAACAATCAAACTCACCAGACCGATTAAATAGGTTAAGGCATACCCGAGGCTCAGATTATCCAGTGCCAGTGAGAGCTGCCTGCTTTCCATGCCGGAATGACGCAGTGTATCGCCAGCACCGACCAGAACCGGTGTCGACGTCATAGAGCCTGCTAACATACCGGCCGTCAGGCCAATATCCCAGCCAAACAGCTTACCTAACCCTAAGGCGATCACCAGCGCACTGCCAACCATCACCAGTGCTAACATTAGGTAATTTTTCCCATCGCGAAAAAAAATGGAAAAAAAGTTCGGTCCGGCTTCGACCCCGACGCAGAAAATAAACAGCATAAAGCCAAGATTAAGCGCATCGGTGTTAATGCTGAAATGTTGTTGGCCTAATAACAGCGATACGACTAAAACGCCAATGGAATTACCCAGTTGGATCGAACCAAGTCGTAACTTTCCGAGACATAGCCCAAGCGCGAGGACCACAAATAATAACAGAATGTAATTCCCATTTAACAATTCGGCGACGTTTATATTCACGGAGGCTAACTTCTTGTTTACTAGTAAGCTGTTGAAAGAAATGGTAATTTACGATAATGTTTTTTACCAGAATTCAGGGCGCAGATTCATTCAGCGCACCTAAACGATAGTAAAGTAACAATATATTTTACTAGTGTAATCACATTAGGTATCAACGGCTATATGAATTGCGTTGGCCTATATTAGCATGGAATGCGAAGCGGCTTTATCTTACTGAACGCCACACTGGCGAAAAATGTGTTCGATAGACGCAGTGTCAGGAGGAACGAGTGAAACATAAACAACGTTGGGCGGGGGCAATCTGCTGTTTTGTCCTCTTCATTGTGGTGTGCCTTTTTCTGGCGACGCACATGAAAGGCGCTTTTCGGGCTGCCGGGCATCCTGAAATCGGCTTGCTATTTTTCATTCTTCCTGGAGCAGTCGCCAGCTTCTTTTCACAGCGTAGAGAAGTCCTGAAACCTCTGTTTGGCGCAATGCTGGCGGCACCCTGTTCGATGCTCATTATGCGGCTGTTTTTTTCACCGACGCGCTCATTCTGGCAAGAGCTGGCATGGTTACTAAGCGCGGTGTTCTGGTGTGCGCTGGGGGCACTGTGTTTCTTATTTATCAGTAGTTTGTTTAAACCACAGCACAGAAAAAATCAGTAAAGCCCTCAACGCGAGGGCTTGTCAGACGATCAGGCGTCCAGATTTTCTTTCACCCATGCAGCAAAATCGGTATAGCCGCCGATATGTTGCTGATCGACAAAAATCTGCGGCACGGTTTCTACGGGTTTACCTGCCTTTTGTTGTAGATCTTCTTTAGTGATCCCTTCCGCACGAATATCTACATACTGATACTGAAAATCATCGCGTTCATTGCTCAATTTCTCAGCCAGATCTTTTGCACGCACACAGTAAGGGCAACCCGGACGACCAAAAATAACGGTTTGCAT